TCCCACCCAGTTGAACCCAACCAGGCTTGCCATCACTAGACTTACTCTTGCCAAACCAGTCACGCAGAGAAGAATCACCACTTTTTGATTCACTTACTCCTCCACCATTTCCATTGGAACCATTGCCATTACCATTGGAAGCATTTCCATTGCCATTTCCGTTGCCGTTACCATTCTTCTTAGTATCGTCAACAGAGTGACCATTCTCTTTGCGAAGATATCCGGCACGACCAACCATCTTAAACCCTTTAGGAATAGGTTTGCATACCTTGTCGGTGTAACAGTAGTATTGTCCTTCAGGACACTTTCCGTTTTTCATATTGGTAATAGTTCACAAATATATTTATAAACCTATAATCGTAAGAGGATCAGTAAATACCGTCGCTATACCACTAGCAGCATCTAGTTCAACTCTATTACTTTCATAATTCAATCTAGTCATATTGCCTAGGTTTGTCCCATCACTAGATATTCCTACTTGAGATGACCCATTAACTGCACTAAGAAGTTTTGGCATTAGTTTGCTGTCTCCAAAACAGATAAAATAATTTTTAATGTTGTATTGGCACCTGCACTAGATTTTATTGAATCATTTGTTTCTAAAACTAGTTTTCCATCTAAAGGAATATATGCATCATTTACTGGAACATTTGCATCTTTAATAATTTCAGTTTCAGTGCTAGACCTAACATGCTTTACAGTCACTGTAGTTGCGGATGAGGCATAATTTGTAATATGTGCATATAAAATAATCCCAGTATATCCTGAAGGTGCAGTATATACCGTCTGATCATTAGTGGTCAGAGTTAAGGTTTTAGTTTTAAACCTATTAAGTGCTAATTGTGCCATTTAACCGAGTGCTAAAATAAAGGGTGTTATTTCTGAGAACAAACTTTTGGAGAATGCTCTTCCACTAATAGTTCCAGTGCTTTGATTTATTTGCAAATCATCGCCAATTCTAAAATTACCTGCCTGATCTGTGCTAGTATATATTACTCTTCCACCATTTTCACTTACAACTTCATTTGCTTGAATTGTAACTCCACCACGTTTGGGTGTAGCTAATGTGATAGTGTTTCCAGAACCAATATATTCAAAAGTGTGCGAACTTGCAATAATTTTACTTTGTTGGAAAAAGTATGCTGTTGATGCCACTCCAACAGTATTGATTAGATTTTCAGCAAGAGTTAATGTAGTAATTCCAGAAACTATTGGAGTTGAACTATTTATTGTGTAATAAGTATCTGCCATATTTGCTGTGGCAGTGGATGTTGTGCCTGAGTCTGGGGCAGAGATAGTGATAGTAGGAGTGCTTGTGTACTGACTACCACTACTAATGATATCTATTTCTGTTACTATACCACCTTCAACAGTGACAAAAGCAGCTGCTACCTCTCCATTTGGACCTGTGGGTGATGCGATAGTCACTGATGGGGTAGAAGTATATCCACTTCCTCCATTAGTTATTGTAATAGATTTTACGGACTTATATAATTGATCAAAATAAACTACCTGTCCATCATAGGGTCTTGTAGTTGATGATCCAACATTAATGATTATATTATCTTGAGTAGAACTTGCAGATGTAGTTACTGTTCCAATAAACTGTTGATCACTTAAACCATTTGCAACCAAACCAAAAGTTCCAAAACTGCAGTTGCTATTTGCCAGATCTGCTTGTCCGCCTTTATGAACTGTGATTGCTTTGTCACAACAAATAGTAAATACAGAAACTAATTGTGCATATCCTTCATTTGTAACAGCAACTCCAACACCACCCTGATTATATTGAGTAAAGGCATCAACATTCATAGATTTAGTTTTTTCTGCCTTATCTCCATCAATATAGATACCAGTTCCAGTAGTAGTATCACTAGTACAGTTTTGGATATATGGACCTTTCCACTTACCTCCACCAACATTAGTTGCAATACCTGTTGGGAAAGCAACAGCAGCAGCAGGAGCAAGGTGACCAGAGAATGTCATATTAGCAATTTTGCATCCCTTGTTCACATGGAATATATCACTTGTTGTAGTATTTGGTAATACTTTAACAGTTCTCTGATCATCTCCCACTAATCCAACAAATGCAGGTATTTCAATAGGATTGTTTTCAACATAATTTCCCGATAAAACTTTAATAACTGTTCCTGATTGTGCTATCGAAACAGCACCTGCAATAGTCAACTTTGCATTATCAATTGATGTTCCGTTATTAGTATCAATACCATCTTTAGCAACATATAATACATTTGGTGCAGAGTTAATACCTGTTGCACTAGCATTAAGAGTAACGTTATCACCAAGAATGACCTCAGAGTTAGTAATCGTAACTATACCAACACTTACTGTATTATTATCACCATCAATTGTAACAGAAGCATTACCAACTGTTAGAACACCAACAATTCTAGCATCACCCTGAACTAAAAGTGCTGTAGTTGCAGTTCCAGTTCTAACTTCAATCCCACTTCTAAATGTACTAAGACCAAGAGAATCGACATTTTTTACATCTTCATATGTAATTGTTCCTGCAACATTGACGTTTGTTGCTTCAATATCACCAGCAACAAATAATGCAACACCAGACTTAGCAGTTGTGGTTCCAATACCAATATTCTTAGTTGTACTAATTCCAATGGAATTTGATGCCCATGTTCCGCCAGCACCAACATTACTACCACCACCTAAAGCAGTGCTAGCAATACCAACCCACTTAGATCCATTATAAATGAGAAGTTGATTTTCTCCAGTTGATTGATTAAAGGTAACATCATCAAGATCTTTAATGAATCCAGCACCACCGCCACCAATTGTAGCAATTTGTTGTTGAATTCTATTGATGAATGTTCTGTAATGATTTTGAAGATCATCAAGTGTTGCAAACTTTTGATTTAAGGGAGTTAAAGGATCTCTTGAATTATCTGTAGATGGATCTCCAGGTAAAGTTGGATTATCCTCAGTTAAAAGTTTTTTCTCATTGAAGTCTGATATTTTTTCTTCAATGAGGTTTATTTTATTGACTAATTCTTTATTTTTTTCTTCTAATAAATTTAACTGAAGTTTATCAAATACTCCTTTTATTTCTTCTCTAATATCCTCAATATTATCATTCTGTTTCTTAATATGCTTTTCATTAGCAACGAGATCTATTTCAAGACCTTTCATCTTATCAGAAATTTTATTTCTGAATTCTTCAGATTCAGTCTTTAAACTAGAATGATAACTTTTATTAGATGCTACTAGAACATCTTGAATTTCTTTAAGATCTTCAGTAACTGTTTCTTCTAAAAAATTAAATCTCTTATGATATTTTTCAATATCTTTAGAATACTTTTCTAGTTTTTTGTTTTCACTAACTTCTCTTTTTTTGAAGTCTTTATATAGAGACTGATATTTTTTAGAGATAGATTCTATCTCTTCTTTATATTCATCAGTTATATTTTTAAGTTCTTGTATTTTTTCTGAGGTTTTTTCTGGAATACCTTCAGAAATAAATTGAACCTTTTCCGATAATATATTAACTTTAGAAAGGACTTCTTCTTCTAAATCCTTTACTTCTTTTTCGGATTTAAGTTTAGTTTCAATTAAAAGATTACTATACTTTGGTATTTCTGTTTCAGTAAACAGTTTTACCTTTGCATTAAGATCTTCAATATCTTGTTTATAAGAATCAATTACCTCATTAATTTTTTCTTCTGTTCTTACTTCTGTTTCTGCAAAAAGTTTATTATATTTTGGAAGTTCTTTTTCTACTAACTCACTTACATTTTTATTAACATCTCTAACAGTTTCTTTAAATTGTGCTTTAACTATATTGATAGTATTTTCATTTACACTTTCAATAGATTCTAAAGCAGTAGTAACTTCGTTACCTACATCTACTCTAATAGTATTTAAGTTTTCTTCTACATTAGTTTTAAAAGTATCAAACCTACCATCTACTCTAACTTCAGATTCTGAAATTAATCTTTTATACTTTGGTGCGTCAATACTAAGAAAAGATTCTACTGAGTTTGAAAGATTTGCAAAATCTTCTTTAATTTTTTCAACAGTCTTTCCATTAATAGATGATACTCTAGATTCAATTTTTGTTATTGATTCATCTACAAAAAGAAGTTGTGCCATCATAGCACTATTTAAATCTTCTTTTTTAATTAATGTTTTTATCTCATTTTTTATACTACTAATTTCACTAGAAACATTTTCTACTTTCTCTAAGTTTTCTTTGAAACTATCAAAAGTAGAAGTAAAATCAGATAATGATTGTATATGATCTAAGTTTGATTTAAATACATCAAATGCTTCAGATACTTGTTCTATTTTTTCTGGACGCGCAACACTATAGTTCTCCTTTATTTCATCAAGGGGGTCTTTCTTATTATTGAAAAAATCGGAAGGCTTCTTTAGTGCCACGTTTAATATATCTCCTCTATCTTTCTATTTATTGTCCTCTTTTAATCCATCTTTGAGCATCTTTGCTAATTCTGCTGTAGATCCTACAAATAATGCATTGTTGACTGTTGATGGACCTTTTGATTTATTTTCTTCTTCTACATCTTTTAGTTTTTTCTGTAGATCCAATAATTTATCTGTCGCATCAGCAACATTTTTAATTAATTGACCTGCAACTTCATATGCTCTAGGCATTTCACTTTCTTGAGCAAGTTCCAAAACTCCATTAAGGGCTTCTTGTCCTTTTTCAATAATAGAGTAAAGATTTCCTCTAGTATATTCATAATCTTTTTTAATATCATCAACACCTTCTTTTACTCTTTCAATTTTATGTTCAATTACCTCTGGTTTAATTACATCATCAGAGGTATTAAAAGTATCATTAAGGTTATCAAATTTTTTTGTCATTAGAATCCACCATCAAAACCAAAATCATCTCCAGTTTCAATCAATGCAGTGTCTGCAGCATTAATAATGAATATCTCTTCACCCGTTAAGTGATCAGTAATAGTCGTTCCATCTTGACCTCTCCTTACATTAATTTTATTACTTGTTATCTTAGTAATGAATATTTCTTCTCCATTAAGATCAACATAAGTATTTTCGGTAAGTCCACTAGCATCAACAACATTGAATGATGTTTTTGCTTTTGTAATATCTTCTGCGAGAGTTGTTGCTGCATTTCCTGTATAATTCTTGATTGCCCTTGGTTCTACAGAATAAGTAACCTCTCTTGAGGTATTGGAAGTATCTGTACCCGTAAGATAACTGACAGTAGCCTTTTTGATGATATCCTTGGTTGCCTTAGATGCAGGACCGAATAGATATGTTTTCGCAGTAAATCTTAAAGTATAAAGAAGAACTCTTCTACTAGAAAAATCTCCCTCATAATCATCTTGCATCGTAATATTTTCTAATATAACAGGAATGTCTCTTTTTTCCTGAAGTCCTTGAACCAATTCAACACTAACATTATATGCTGGTTGGAAATATGGTAAAATTTGTTCTACAATTTGAAGAGCATCATCATTTAATTTGCACATAATAGCAAGTTCAAATTGCATATTATACGGAACTGGCATGTAAGACTTTTTAGTTTCTTTTCCGTCATTAGGATCTTTTACTACAAAAGTTGAAGTTGTAGTTACTTTTCTAGAAGCGTCATAAGTTAATCCAGTAAACTCAAATGACATTCTCGGAAGAGTAATAGCAAATGGTTTATTTAAATCTGGAGATTGCTCTATCCTTGCTAAAAACTTTTGAGTTGGACCATATGATAAAGGTATTTTTACAACACTAACGGTATTATCATCAGAATCTGTATGTTTAATGGAAATATCATTAAACAGAGTACCAAACGATATGATGGTCCTCCTCAAAATTTCGTTGTAAAAATATTCAAACATTGTTAATCCTACAAT